GTGATCTTATGGGAACCGAGTTGAAGAAAAAGAAACGTGTCAGAGCAAGAGCTCGAGTACGGACCGAAGTCATGATCGTCCCTGAGTTGAAAGAAGGTAAGAAGGGATTCAAGATTACTGGCCTGAGTCTCAGTCACATCAAGCTGCTGAACAGTGTGCTTGATAGAGCTGTGGCTGCCTCGATTGCCCTGGACATTGAAGCTGACGAGCATGAGACTGAAGAGGTGCTCGATTATCTTTTCAATATAACTACGACTGAGTGAGGAGGTGATATAGATGGCAGCTGCCAAACCGACAATGATGTCAAAAGGAGTTCCAACAACTGCTCAACCGAGGGAGATCACGTTAGTTCGATGTCCGAAGTGTGGAGCAAAGCACGATCAGGCAATCAAATGTCTTTGTCCGAAGCTTGACGTGAAGACTCCGACTTACAAGAAATAACCACATAACCTGGAAGGGCTGGCTCCGGCTGGCCCATTTCCAATTGGAGGGAATCAACATGACTGATGATCGAGAGACAAGTTTAATACCATTTGAAATCGTCCCGGAGTGTGAGGGTTGTGCCAAGATCGTGGGTAACATGTGCAAAACCTATGAGAATCCGTCAATCTTCTGGAGAAACAAAGGGACCACGTTCTATGGCTGTGCCTGTGCAACCCACTGGTCAGCTCCGATCCTGTCCAATTCTGACAAGGTCCGTATCGGCCAGCAGAAACAGAAGGGAAAGACGAAGGTGGCCAAATGAAACCTTTGAAGTTCAAACCAGAGGCTGAGATCATCCAGGAGCTGACAGAAATTTGTGGTAAGCTCCTGGAATTAGCTGACAATATCCCTCTTGAGAAGTTTGCCAGTGGTAACGAATGGATGGGTATGGACAAAGGATGTTTGTCCACGTCCATTCTCATCGAGGGCAGCAGGGAGAAGATGAAAATCATAGCCGTCGAGGTCAAAGCTCGGAAGGATCACAGCAAAAAAATGAAGGCCCGGATGAGGAAATTACGTAAGAAATAAATAACTTACACCTGACTGGGTGTGTTGTTTACTATTTCACCACGTCGTTCAGGTAAACAGAAGAAAAAGAGAGGTAACATTATGTTAGAATTGCCAGCATTAAGTTCAGACTTGATAGCTCAACTTCTTATTGAAGAAGAGGAAGTGAAAATCAGGCCGAGTATGCCTTTGGAAATGATTATGTATCTGTCAGGCCGAAGGCAATTAGCATTAGATCTTCAGACCAGACTGCTGGCCATGGAGGCCGGAGACACTGAGGCTGAACCCGTAGTTCAATCAAGAGACAAATATAACAGGAGGTAAACATATGTGCATGAGTGGCCCGAACGTTCAGAAACAAGAACCGACACCCATCCAGCCACCTGACGAGAAAAGGCTTGAGTTAAATCCTGAAACACAAGGCCAGAAAACCAGAGCAAAGAAACTGGGAACCAAGAGGTTACAAATTCCTCTAAAGAAACCCGGTCAGCAAACTGGTAGTGGGCTGAAGATATAACGATGGCCAAGACACTCGGACTGATAGCTCAGAGATGGGCTCGACTGGATGCTAAGAGAGGTTCCCACCTCAAGAGGGCAAGAGCATGTGCAGAATTAACACTGCCGTCTTTGCTGCCTCCGGTGGGTGCCGACGAGAACACAGAACTGCCGACTCCCTACCAGGGACTTGGTGCCAGAGCTGTGAACAATTTATCTGCCAAGCTTTTGCTGGCTCTATTCCCTGCCAATACTTCGTTCTTCAGATTAGATGCTGATGAATTTGAGGCAGAAAAAATGAAAGAGAAAATGGGTGAGGATGATTTCAAAACCCAGGTTTCTTCCAAACTTCGTAAGGTTGAGAAAATGGTTGTCAGAGATTTTGAAGCCATGGCTCACCGAACCAAAATGTTTAAAGCAATGAAGTACATCGTTGTCTTAGGCAACACCTTGATCGAACAGCTGCCCTCTGGTAAACTGAAAGTCTACCGGCTGGATACTTATGTGGTCCGGAGAAATTCATCCGGTGACATGGTTGAAGCTGTGATCAGAGAGTTGATCGATGAGAATGATGTCCCGGAAGGCATGGAAATTCCAGACATGCATGCTCAGAAGGATACACCGAAGGAGGATGTGGAACTGTTCACCAGAATAATGTTGAAAGGTGACACCTTCCATGTTAGCCAAGAGATCCTCGGAGTCGTAGTACCTGACAGTGAAGCAACATATCCGAAAGGTAAAGAACCATTCATTGCCTTAGCATGGGCTCTCTCCGATGGAGACAACTATGGACGTGGACATGTTGATGAACAGTTGGGTGATTTCATTTCTTATGACGATCTAAGCAAATCTCTCCTCGAGGGTGCTGCTGCAGCTGCAAAGCTGATCTTCATGAACAAGCCTAATTCTACCACCAACATCCAAGACCTTCGTACAGCTCGTAATGGGCAGTTCATCGTAGGCAATGAGGACGATGTTGGAGTGTTACGAATAGACAAGGCCCACGATTTCAAGGTGGCATACGATCAAGCCATCATCATTGAGACTCGGCTGGCCAAGGCTTTCTTACTTCAGGAATCAATCCAACGAAATGCTGAACGTGTCACTGCTGAAGAGATTCGTATCATGGCTCAAGAGCTGGAAGATGCACTCGGAGGTATCTATTCCGTACTTGGTGTTGAACTTCAGAAGCCACTTGCTGGTTTACTGATGGCCAACATGAAGAAACGAAAGAAGATTCCACCGTTGCCGAAAGAGATTGAGACTACGGTCACCACAGGCTTCGAAGCCCTTGGCCGTGGACATGATCTGGCTAAGCTGAAACAGTTCAAGCAGGAGATCGTGGACTTTAATGATCCGACTGTAACCCAGATGTACATCAACATTTCTGATTACCTGACAAGAGTTGCCACGGCAATCGGTCTTGATTCTGATGGACTGGTACCCACCAAGGAGCAGGTTACTGCTGCCATGGCTAAGGAGAAACAACAGGCTCAGATGGCCGAGCTCACTAAGACCGGAGCTGCCACTCAGGTAGCCAAGGGTGCTGTAGAGTCCGGACAACTTGATAACCTGCAACAAGGTATGCAACAAGGAGGTCAACAACAGTAATGAGAATAATCCGTAAGGTCAAAGGGAAGAAAATGAAAGTCCTGGCCGACCTCAAAATCAACCCCAAAGGTCTTCTGAAGGCTTTGATCAAGAAAAGGAAAAAGCTTGAAGAGTCCAAGAAATAATCCTATAGGAGGGATAAACTAATGGCCGACCAAGGCAACGTAACAACTCAAGCAATTGACGAAGCTGGACTGGCTGCTATGGCTGCCAAGTCTGGTGACACACCTGAACATTTAGCTGCTATGGCAGCCAAGGCCGATGGCAAGGGTCCAGCTCAAGGGACCGAGAACTTATTGGCCGGGAAGTATAAGGATGAAGCTGCCCTGAAGACCGGGTTCGATTCACTCGTTGAAAAATACGGAACTGAAAAAGCTTACAAAATCCTCGAGACTGAGATGGGTAAGACAGCACAAAGTCAAGACCCTCTCAATCCAACCGATCCAATCGTTCCAAAAACAGGAGATGCACTGAATCCGGAAGGTGGTGACCCCGTCAAACCGGCAGCAGATGCTCTAACAGATCCTAACAAAGCTGCAGATGCTGCCAAAGTGGTGGCCGATGCCAAGCTTGACTTTGCAAAACTTAACGATGAGTTTGCACAGAATGGTGAGCTGTCCAAGGATAGTTACGAAAAGTTATCCAATGCTGGACTTAGCACAGAGATGGTCGACCAGTATATAGCTGGTATTGCTGCCTCAACTGAACTCCTGACAACCAAGGTTTATGGACTGGCCGGTGGTGAAGAAAACTTCAACACTCTCATCGAATGGGCTGGAGATAACCTGAATGCAGCTGAAACACAGAACTTCAACAATGCCGTGACTGCCGGTGACATGGACAAACTTCCCATGATGGTTGAAGCATTGAAGACTCGATACGAAGCTGACCAAGGAAGTATGGGAGATCGTAAACGAGTTGAAGGTGAAGGTGTCAAGCCAGCTGTTGGTGGCTATGGTTCCAAAGCCGAGATGACTGCTGACATGAGAGATCCTCGATACAAACTGGATGCTTCATATCGGAAGTCAGTGATGGACAAGTTGGCCAAGACAACGGCCTTCTAAATAAAGAGGTAGCTCTCCTCCTGCAAAGGAAAGCAGGTAAAAGCCTGGAAATGTATGGTTCGAATCCTACTGCCTCATGATGTTCGGTTTGGTGTTACTCGAACTAAAATAAAATTACCCTTTCATACCGGATAATTACCGGAAACCCTGAGACCCTGGGTTCCATCAGGTTAAAGAAGACCCTAACACTTTGGTACCGTTTCGAAGGAAGAAAGCCCTGGCACATGACCAGGAGTCTAAACTTCATGGAAAACGGTACTCGATTTGGTGTCGTTTCCTACCAGCTTCGAGTTCTGCAGAGCTCCGGTAGAGTAAATGGCATACTTCTTTAGTACCCACATCCCCTACGTATGCTCACCTGTATTCTTCAGGTGAGTCCACAACCCATCTTTGGCTACTGGCCAGAGATCCCTCCTCTCAAGGGACCAGCCGACAATAGCTCGTAAGGCTATGGCTGGTCCCTCCTCTCACTCCCCCCAAATATGATAGCCCGATTAAGGCTGGCTGAGGTCAGCACTAAAGGACACCTTGAATGTTGGAGACTGTGATACGGATGGATTTCGAAATGTCTATCATGTTTCATAACTATTAACCCAATCTAACATTCAAGGAGATTATAACAATGAGTGCTGCAACTGTATCTTACTTAGGTTCGAGCAACGACACTTCCCCGGCAAATACTGCTGAGGAAAGAGCTCTGTTCCTGAAAGTGTTCTCTGGTGAAGTCTTAATGGCTTTCGAAGAGTACAATGAGTTCCTCGACAAACATTCCGTTCGAAATATCGTGTCCGGAAAACAAGCCCAGTTCCCCCTGTTCGGTCGTATGCCGGATGCCGAGTATCATACTCCGGGTGCTGAGATCGTTGGTCAGCAGATCCCCATGGCCGAGAAGACCATAAGCATTGACAAGCTGTTAATCAGTCATGTGTTTATTCCCGTCCTGGATGATGCCATCTCTCATTACGATGTCCGTAGCAAGTATGCTGACATGTGTGGTAAGAAACTGGCCCAGACCTTCGACAATCATATTGGCCGTGAGCTGTTGCTTGCTGCTGCTTCCACGACTCCGATCACTGGTGATACCACCATGGGTGGAACCATCGTCAATGATGCTGAGTTCAATTCGGGAACTGCTGCCACGAAACTGGCTGCTTGGGTAGAAGGCATGTTTGATGCTGCTGCCGTCCTGGACAACAAATGGGTAACTGGTAAACGGTATTGTGTCACGACTCCGGCTTACTACTACTTCCTCGTTCAGCAAATGACCTCCAACGGTTTCTCTCTGATCAACAAAGACATCGATGGTCGTGGTTCTATTGCTGATGGTAACCTCGTAAAGGTTGCTGGTATCGATATGATTTCCTTTCCTGGCCTTCCGGTTGCTGACTACAGTGGTGAAGATTACCATGCAGTCAATGCCGAGAACACCGTCGGAATCATCTTTACCGATCAGGCTGTTGGTACCGTCAAACTCATGGACCTGTCCGTTGAGTCCGAGTGGGACATCCGTCGACAGGGTTGGCTGACTGTGGCTAAGTATGCCATGGGTCACGGAATCTTGCAAGGTGAATGTGCCTATCAGCTCCGTACCTCTGCTCCCTAATTAATTGGGAGTGTAAACAATAACTAAACAAGGGCTGGCCATCGGTGGCTGGCCCTTTTTTTAACACTTTAACGAATAAAAGGGAATGTAAAAAATGTCTCAAACTTCGATGTTCAAAAATGAAAGAATGTTCTTCAACTCTGGTGGACTGTCTACTGACTCTGTTTTCGGTGAACTGAGAAAAGAGCTGCAGTGGTCTGGTATGTGTGCTGAAGTTCAAGTGGCCGAGACTGTTGTGCAGGGAGATGTACTGTATCCAGTTCGTACCACCACCGTCACCAGAAACACTTGGCTCAAGGCCGACTCTGATGTCGTGGCTACCATGCCTGGAATGGCTTACGTTCTGAAAGGTGCTACCTCTGGTGGCATTGCTTTCGTCATGCTTGATGGTTACATCCGTGACGATGCTCAAGACTTGGGTGCCAAGGCTGCCGTAATTGGTACCTGTACCGATGCCTGGGCTGACAATGAATACTTCAATATTGGTGCTGATATTTATCAGATGGATCTTGATGCTGCTGGTGTAGTCGAAGGTCGAATTATCTTACCGTTCGTAACCGGCTCCGTGACAAAAGAAGATGCTGCTGCTCATATCACACTGGCCGTGAATACATTAGGTACCGAACTGGTAACCTGTGTGGACAATGAAGACGGTACCTTTACCGTGACTGCTATCAGTAAGGGTTCCCTTGCTAATGCCATCACTTCCGTGGACACCAATGCCACCAAGCTTTCCTTTGCTGATGTGACTCTGTTGCTCGGTAATGCTGGTGGACCGATACATCTCGGTGGAACGTCTAAAGTCCAGTTAGCTCTGCCTTCTGGTGGAACCAAGATTGGTCAGGTATTAGGTTATGCTCTGAATGACCGTGAGCTGATCTTTCGTCCGATCTATCACATGACCACTGGTTAATTCCCAGTGACAATTTAAAACCCATAGGGGAATGGCTCCGGCTGTTCCCCTTTTTTTGCTACAACAAATATGTAGTACCTAACCTTAAAAATACAACTTAAATATAGTAAGGAGGAACCATGGCCTACGGAGATTATGGTAAAACAACCGAACTGGAAGCAATCAATATCATGCTGAGTGTTATAGGAGAGCAACCTGTCTCTGCTGTACCATCCTCTGGCCTGAGTGTTGCCTCCATAGCAAGAGACATCCTGTACGAATATTCAAGAGAGGTCCAGACAGAAGGACTCCTCTGCAATACCCAAAAAGACTATCCTCTTATCCCAGATGAATCAGATCACTGTGTACTGCCAGCTAACACTCTCGACGTGGATGCTGACGAATGGTGGCACGATTACGTAGAGAGAGACAGTATGCTCTACGACCGGGAAGAGAATACCGATGAATTTTCTGAAACCATCCAGGTGACGATAACGTTCTTCCTGGCATGGACAAAATTACCACAACATGTACGACGATACATCAACATACTGGGTGCCCGAGCATTTCAAGAAAGGTTCGTGGCCGATGAAGCACTGTGGAAATTCTCAGAAGACGATGAGTCAAAAGCTCTCCGTCAGATGAAACGAAAAGAAGACAACAACAGTGAGCTCAGCATCTTTGATAACATGTTTATGAATCGTGGTGTGCTAAGGAGATCTTAATATGGGAAACGTATCAAGAACATTACCGGGTTTCACAAATGGTGTCAGTCAACAGGCTGCCTCTGTCCGGAGAGATGATCAATGTGAGCTCCAAGAGAATTGCTTTGCTACCATAGCTGATGGTCTGATGCAAAAACCCAACAGTGAAGTGGTCAAGGTGATTGGTGAGCTGGCCGATGGTGGCTCCGGAGCAATCAAAGTCCACAAGATAATCAGAGATGCAAACGAGAAATACATCGTGACCATCTCACAAGATAGTACTGATCCAATTCGTGTGCATGCAATAGATGGCACAGAGCAAACTGTCCGGTATGGAACTCTGGACGAAGACGATAACTTCTCAGCTGACAGTGGTGTGCAGGATTACCTTGACTGTACGGCTCCTCTTAAGAACATTAAGATGGTGACCATAGCTGACTACACCTTTATACTGAACAACGAAGTTGAATGTGACATGACAGCTGACCGGGCTGCTCAGAGAGAAGACTATTCATACGTGTGGGTCAAGAGACATTACGATGGAAAGTATCGGCTCACCTTAAGATGGACTGAGTCTGGAACACCTAATACAGCACAGGAAGGCAATACTTTCAAGACCGAGGACTACAAAGGAACTGAGGATATTGCTGAGTATTTTAAAGAATGGGCTGACAGTAATGTTGGCTCTGAGTTTACCTGTACCCAAACTGGAAGTCTCCTGAGATTCGAACCGAAGGGTGCCGTGGATGCATTCAGTACCAAAATAGATACCTCTGATCCCTATGGAAATGAGGCCATGTTTGCCATCAACTTTGGTGAGGTCTCTGGCTCGAGCAGGTTACCAGCACAGCTGCCGAACGATGACGTGATCAAGGTTGGTGGTGATTCTGAAACAGCTCAAGATGATTATTATATGAAGTATGATCATGACCGGAAGTCCTGGGTGGAGACTGTCAAGCCTTACCTGTACAATGTGATCGATCCGAATACGGTACCTCACAAGCTGGTACGAACATCGGCTGGTGAGTTCACATTTGCACCAAACCTGTGGGAGGATCGATTGGTGGGAGATGAAGATTCAGCTCCTGAGTCGTCCTTCATTGGCCGGGTGATCAACAATATTACCTTCCACAAGAATCGATTATGGTTCCTGGCAGGTGACAATGTGGTGAGCTCCAAGGCATCTGATTATCTGAACCTCTGGCCGGGAACTGTGCTGGATGTGCTGGATGATGGTCCGATTGATATTGCCGGTGCTGGTGAGAATGTGACAAACTTCCGTTCTTCTAAAGGATTTGAGAATGGTCTGCTGCTCCTGGGTGATGAAGTCCAGTTTGCTCTGACAGCTGGTGACAAGACATTCACACCTAAGTCTGTGGCCCTGGACTCAACAACTGAGTTCACGATCGATCCCTGGGTAGATCCGGTGAAGGTTGGTCCTGACATTTTCTTTGTATGCCCGACTGAAAACTTCGAACAGATCAGGGAATATGGCATCCAGCCTGACACCTTGATTCAAGATGCTGCTGACATCACGGCTCACGTAGCCAAGTATATCCCGAAAGGTGATATCCAGATGGAAGCATGTAGTTTGAAGGATATGCTGTTCATCAACAGCTCAGCTGATCCTAACACCATGTACGTTTATAAGTTCTTTTGGGTAGGAAATGAGAAGGTTCAGTCCCAGTGGATGAAATGGTCCTGGCCGACCGGTACCCATATTGAAGGCATGAAAGTCTTTGGGTCCACATTATATGTCTTACTGTGGGATTCAGTCAACGAGTATATCCTGGAAAAGATAGAGCTCGAGAACGTGCAGACAGATAGCCTGGGAATGAGAATAGGTCTGGACCACCTGATGTCCGTGGCCGGTGCCGATGGCTCATACAGCTCTGGCAATGATGACACCACCTATACCTTGGATATGAACACAACTTTAGGTTCGTGGGTAGTCGTCAGTGAAGACGATTTGTCTGAGGTGACTCCTAAGAGTTTGTCTGGGACCACGTTGGTCCTCGAGGGTGACACGACAGGTACTGACCACAAGATCGGTCAAACCTTCACGTCCACCTATCAATTCTCTGAGTGGTATGCAAAAGACAGTGACGGGAAATCTATCCTGCAGGGACGATTGCAGCTAAGATCGATGACCCTTTCATTCAAGGACACCGGATACTTCAAGATCGAAGTGACTGCCGGTGGCCGAAGTGCCGTTGAGCAAATCCTATCCGATGAGTTCACCAGTCTCAAGATTGGTGAGAGTACAGTCGGTGCTATCACCTTGATGACCGGTGAGAAGGATTTTCTTATCATGGCTAAGTCGAAACAAACTGTTATTCAATTAATCTCAGATAGCTACCTGCCCTTTGCCATTCAACTGGGAGGATGGGAAGCTACCTTTACTTTAAGGAGTCCATTAATGTAATGCTGAAATTCAAACGGATTACCATGAAGAATCTCGAGGAGTTGAGGTTCTTCGTGCTCCGTTCAGAAGATGCCAGGGAAATCATGACAGTGACCGGGTTTAACCGAACGTGGCCAGCTTTGAAATCATGCCTTGCACATTCAACTGAATGGACAGAGATGACGACATATGGGAGTGAGGTGATAATGCTGCATGGACTGAGCTCATACTCAAAAATCGGGATACCTTGGATGATAGCCAGTGATGGTCTATATCAACACAAGCAAGTCCTACAACGATATTCCTACAAGGTGATTGCTGATATGCAGAAGAGCTTTCCAGTCCTAATGAACATGGTTGACTGCCGGAATGCTGTTCACATCAGATGGATTAAACATATGGGATTCACCTTCGATCCAACAGGAAACCAAAAAATAGGTGGAGTTGACTTTCTCAGCTTCTTTAAAAGGAGATAATAGATGTGCTATCCCATAATTATACCGATTGCCATGGCTGCTGTATCTGCTGCAGCCTCAGCTTACGGTGTGGTTCAACAGAATAAAGCTATGAAACTACAGGCTGAGGAAGCTTCCAAAGCTGAAGGACTGGACTTGTCACGTCTGACTGCCCGGTCCGAAGAGGAATCTGATGCAGCTGCTCAGGAGAAATTGCAAAGAGAACTTCAAACCCAAAGGGAACGTGGACGTATTAGAGTGGCCCAGGGAGAGGCTGGAGTGACAGGACCGACCACTTTAAGGGTGTTAAGCTCATCTTTAAGGCAGGGTGCCATGGATGTCAGTGTGATTGAAGCCAACCGTTTAGCAAAGATTGAGCAATTGCAATATGACAGAATGGGTGTGAGTGCTAAAGCTGAGTCCCGGAGAGCTGGTGCTCAAGCTGGCTTTGTGAGTCCTGGTTTGGCTGCTCTTCAGATCACTGGTTCAGCTGCCGAAGGATATGCTGCTGGAAGTTCGTTAACTGCCGGGTTAGGCTCTGGAGCTGGAACGAAGAAAAAACCATCCGTCCAAACCAATTCACGTAGAAAATAAAGGAGACCTATTATGCCGAGGCAAATGGGGAAATCATTAAAAGGACAGAAGTCTATTCATGAGCAGGATTCATTTGACTTCACGGCTCCAAGACGGAGACCGGCTGCTCGACCGAGTGACCAGTTTTTTCCCGAAGCTGTGGATACACAAGCTGGTCAACGTATTCTGAATTTTGTACAGGGTATTGGCCGATCTGGCAGTATGCTGAGAGAAGCTCAACGGAGAACTGCTGCTGCTCATAAGGCTGAGGGTCGAACCTCTGCCATGAAAGAAGAGGACGTTAGTGCTGATGCATCGGCTGCATTCGTGGAAGGCCATGAAGGTTTTCAGGGAGAGGCTGGAGCTAATCAATACCGTCTGGAGATGGACGAGCTATACCGTAACAAGTATCAGGTTGATCCGAAGGAATGGGACAAGCTGAAGAACCAAATCAATAGTAAGTATCTCAATGGTGCCTCTGATGCATATGTCCAGGGATTTGTCCCGAGGGCTGTGCAGATCGAGACTCAGATTGATAAGAAGTATGCCGATCAGCAGTTCATTATGGTTCAGGATGAATACCTGACAAACGTTGCTGAGGGTACGGAGTTGGCCATGAGTATGGTGCTGAAGGATAACTCTATTCCTGACGACCAGAAGGCTCAGGCTATCCGGGACAAAATAACCATGATGCAAGAGAATGGTATTGAGTTCTACGGTCTTGATCGTAATCAGATATCCCGTGTTGTCGTCAAGAAGATTGGTACCCTGGCTCAGAGAACGGGTCGACCTGACTTACTGGCTTTCACCATGGTGCCTGATAAGGATGGCCACAAGATGATCGACCGGCCAGCTATGGCTGACCAAGTGGCCCAGTACATTAAGGGTGCTCAGAATGAACAACAGTCTCAAGTCAATGCTCAGATTGCCCGAGAAGAGAAGCTCCAGAAGGAAATAAACCTATCGATCGATCGAGGTCTGGTCCTTGCAGAAGAGTATGGAGATGTCCGGGTGGCTAAGGAAATGGTTGACAAATTTGCTGACAACCTGTCACCTGAACGACTGGCCTATCACTGGAAGAGAATCCACAAGATGGAAGATCCTGACAGCTGGCCGAAGCAGTCCAATATGATGGATTACCGAGGCTATATGGCCAAGGCCATCAAAGGTGAGATGTCTGACATTGATTGGATGGAAGCTCCTGATTCACTTTCGTATAATGATTACAAGGAGATTGCCAAGATCGATATCAGGGCTCGAGAGAAACCTGCTGAGACTTCAAAGGCTAATGCCATGGTCAAGGATTACAGAACCTCTGCTCTTAATAAGGTGGCTCCGGAGGACATGTTCGGACTCACAACCCTACTGACACCTGGACTGGGTGCTGACCGGGCTGAAGCTCTTAAGCATAAGTTCACCATGTGGCAGACCTATCGTGACGATTCAAAGGATATGACTCCTGAAGAGGTCATGAAGATGTCCACTATATTCCAGGCCGAGGTCGTGGAAGAGATGCCGGAGACTGTATTCAAGAATGATGAGACCACCAGTACTGGTGGTGGCCAACCGAAACCTGCTGGCCAGCATACCAAGACCGGTGGAGTGAACCAGCCTAAGACACCGATGACCGATGTCGAAGCTGAACCAGTTCTAACTGATCTGACTGAACTCAAGAAACGATTGAAGGAACTGAAAAGTAAACAATAAACCTAAAGAAGGGAGACACATATGTCTGAGGGCATGTTCGATGATATGGAGACCCCTTCTCTTTCTTCCGAGGAAGAGGAGGTTTCCGATGTTAAACCTATTCCCCAAATTGAACCCGAACGTACTGTAACACCTGTCCGGCCTGAAACCCAACCAGCAAACATTATCAAGCTGATGGAAGATGGTGTGATTGACAAGAAGCAAGCTGACAAGATGGTCCTTGATTACCAGCTGACCGGCAACCTGTATGACATGGATGAACAGGCTGTTATTGAAGGTGTTGAAGCTGGTAAGATTACTATCCAACAGGCAGAACGTTACGTGGAAAGAAAAGAGAATCCTGTATGGTGGCATGCAAAAGACTTGACCACCGGAGTTGCCCGAGGAGCTGTCAAGGGCATTGAAGAGATGGCAGAGACCGTTCGATGGTTGTGGAATCTTGGCCCTCATGGGGCTGACATGACGATCGATGAGAAGGCTGATCTTGGATCTTCATACATACCTGAATCAGAATTTGTCGTAGGACAGGTGGCCGGTGGCTTTGCACAGTTTGCCACGGCTTTCATTCCTGCCACAAAATTAGTGAGGGCTGCCAAGTTCGGTGGCAATTTAATCAAATCAAAGTTCCTGGCCGAGTCGATCGTGAAGCATCCGAAGCTGGCCGGGTTTATGCAACGGGTTTCCCAGGGAGCTGCAGCTGGAGCAATAGCTGATTTTGCCTCCTTTGATCCTTTCGAAGGTAGGGTATCTGATTTCTTTTCAGAGCTTGGAATCCTGCCAGAGTACATGAACTTCATGACCACCAACCCTGATAACCCTGAAGGTCTGGAAAGATTCAAGAATGTGATCGAAGGCCTGGGACTGGGTGTTGTGATGGACATGTCCATTATGTTTGGAAGCAAGGTGCTCCGTTCTGTTTCTCACATGAAGAACAGAGGTGGAATGGATAAAGTGGCTGAAGCTGCCATGCAGAATGAGAAGACGGCCAGAGCATATGAATCTGCACAATCGGGAAAAAACGACTCTCTGAGTTCCTCGAGGTTGGACGATCCCGAGGCAAAGCATATTAAGGCTGGCCCTGATATGCCCTCTACTGCCAAGCAAGAGCTGGCTGCCGAGAAGACCTTCAAAAACCTGATGGACGACGACTTCAAACCGGGACAGGATGATACCTTCATTAAGAAGATGGAATCCTTTTCAGATGCTCAGAGTGTGATGAGAGCAGCTGCCGATTCTGTGCCGAAGAGAAAGATTCAGACTCATAAGCTAACCGATGTGAAAGCCAACCGAGAGATCAAGAAGCTGGCCGAACATACCGGTGGATCTGTTAATGGTGTTGTCAACAACATGAGAAATATGTATGGTGACATCAAAGGTGCCACTGAGAAAGCCAGAGCTATGTACCGAGTACTGACGGAACATTCAGAACAACTCGGGAAGATGGTTCGTGAATGGAGGACCAAAGGTGGAACTCACGAAGAGATTGCTCGACTGATGGAGCATGTCAAGATGAACCAGGAGATGCAAGCAATGTGTTACGGGGTCCGGACCGAGTTTGGTCGTGGCCTGAACATGCATAAGATGGAACATCGTGGCTCGAGGTGGGATTACTCAGAGCTGGCCGAGGGTCAAGATTTACCTGAGTACATCATGAAGAACAAAGAGGAAGCCGAAAGGTTTCTGAAGAATTATGATAACTTAGCAACCAACAAAGATCGACTGAAGTTCTCCAGAATGCTCGGCAAGGAAACCTGGGGGAGACATGCTCTGTCATTTGTACAGGCTAATCTGCTTTGGAATCCGGCAACTCATGGTGTCAATGTGACATCTCAGGCTGCTGCCCTGCTGTTCAAAACTGTTGCAAGAACCACGGCTCATGGTATTGTCTCGGGACTTAAATGGGATAAAACTGGCATGAAGGTTGCCCTGGTAGAAATCCTTGGAATGGGTGAGGCTCTGAAGACTTCCTTTGCTGTGAATCCTTTCCTGAAGAAAGGGAAGAAAGCTCTCGAGAAGTATAAGAAGAATAACACAATCACTGAGATGGTAGATGGTAAGAAGGTAACCCGGCAAGCAACGTTTGCTGAAAGGGTAAAGAAGAATCCAGAGATCGGAACATTCTGGAGAGCTCTAATTGCCAGAGAAGGTATCATCGATCCATCACTTAAGATTGGTGCCGATATGGTGACCACACAGCATGCATTCAAGAATAGCTGGCTCGGTGGCTTAGGTCGGACAATCAATACACTGCACAAACTTCCATTCCATTTGCTGGCCGGAGTGGATGAGGTATTTAAAACAGTTGGTACACAGTCAAAGTATAATGGCCTGATCATGGAGGAAGGGATCAGGAATGGCAAGGTCGGTACCTCACTTGATGCTTACTACAAGACTGAGAAACCGAAGTGGAAGGCTGAGAATGTGAATGAGGCCCTGAAGGTGGGTAAAGAGATTACCTTTCAGGATGACCTTGGTAAGTTTGCCGGGGGAATTGATAAGGCTGTCAGCTCCAATGACTGGGGTCTGCTGGCCAAAGCTGCCTTTGCACCGTTCTATAAGACTGCTGTCAACTTAGTGAAGTATGCTGGCCGAAACTCTGCCCTGGGATTACTGTCTGGAAATGTCCGGAGAACCTTGATGAAAGGTGATGTGGATGCATTTGAGATGGGTATCCGGATAGCAATGGGATCGGCTGCCTGTATGTGGGGTTATCAGCAAACAGGAGAAGGCCGGTTAGTTGGCCGAATCCCTGCTGATGAACGTGACATAGCAAGGGCTGCAAAGGTTCTTGAGTACTCCAGATATAATGAGAAGAAACGAGAGTGGGTTTCCTATCGACGGGCTGATCCATATGGTCTGTGGTTAGGAGCTGCCTCTGACTTGCATCTGGCTGCTGATATAATGAAGCAGTATCAATCTCCGGAGAACGTGGAGACTGAGTTGGAAGATGTGATGGCTGCCTTGATCATGGTGTTCACTGAACCGATTGTGAATGGTACCTGGATGAAAGGCCTGAAGGATGCTACTGGATTTATATTTGATCCGGAGAGAAGTGTGCATTCGTTAAAGAAGGTTGGTCTCCAGAAACTCACCTCACTGATTCCTGTTACTACCGGGATCGACTGGGTGAATACTACCTTTGGAAGTGATGATGTCTACCGGGAAGTACATGAGTTAGTTGACATCTTCTATAAGAAAGTCGAAGGCTTAAGTAAAGAGTTACTACCACATAGAGATCCTATCTATGGTCGTATTGCTAAACGAGAGCCCCGATGGTTATACCTTGTTAATAAGACTACCATGCCTGAAGATCCTGTGTTAATTGAGATGGTTAGGGTCAAAGCTAACATCAGAACTCCACGAGAATTCCTTATACTTAATGGGATAAAAGTGGACTTGACTCCAACTAAGATCAATGAGTTCGAAGAGATCTACTCTAAACTACCTGTCGAAGAAGGGTTGACTACACTGATCAACAGTGCTGGCTACAAGCAGGTTGGTGATCTTAAGAAGAAAGAACTGCTTAAGAAACAGGTACAACATTTTCGAGCTGCTGCAAAGGGTATCTTCCTCAGTAAGAATAAGGAAGTAGTCGAAGAAGTGAAGACCGAGTCTCTACGACAAGGCAAGATGGATGCTGGTCTGATCGAAACTGATGACACAAGTTCATTCCTGTACAACTGGAGTAAGAAGTTTGGTAAACAATAATCTATAAGGAGGTCAAGCAATTGGCTAATAGTTACATCAAGTATGTCGGTGACGGGTCTACTGTAGGCCCGTACTCGATTCCTTTCCCCTATATGCATCAGTCACATATCGTTGTGACAGTGACAGGAATCGAACGGGAATTCACATGGTTATCGGCTACCACAATAGAGTTAAATTCAGCTGCCGATCTGGATGCACCCATCTTCATTAAGAGGGTGACAAACAGAGAAGAACGGATGGTTGATTACACCGAGGGTACCCTCTTAAGTGAGGAAGTCCTCAACATTGACTCCAAACAATCCTTCTACTTAGTACAGGAGGCCTTTGATTGGATAACCTTAAACCAGGATGAAGATGGATTAGTATTCCATGATCGGGAAGCAATTCTTAATGCTATAACCGGATGGGTCGATGAGAGTGTACTGACAGAAGAAGTCAGTGCCAACCTTGACTACGTCATCAATCGACTGGTGGCTGAAGATGCTATCTACCGAGTTGTTGATGGAGACATGTATGAAGAAGGTATATTGGAAAGTCCTCTCCGGAGGATCACCTATTCTGAGTTCGACTGCATTGCAACTGATGCAAAAATAGTCCTGCATGCTGGAAAGATTGAAGACCTCGAGACTGAGGGTGGAGATCTGGAAACCAGAATCACTTCTGCTGAGATCGACATTGATGGTGCTGAGGCTGCTATTGTTTTGACTGTGGCTGACATCGTCATCAACGGAGAAGATATCACTTATAATGCTGGTGAGATTTCACTGCTGACAAATGAGTACATGGTCCGGCTGGATAATAACGGATATGTTGCTGGCTTCGGTTTATATAATGATGGTGAGGGTGAGTCTCAGTTCATTATAAATGTAGATAAGTTTGCACTCATACAGAATGATGGGACGGGACTGAAGACTCCGTTCGTTGTCTCTGAAGGAGTTGTAGCAATCGATGGTACGTTGATGGTCCTGGGTTCTATCTGGGGCAACAAGATTGCTGCTAATGCCATCACGGCTGAGAAGATCAATGTCTCAACCCTGAGTGCTATTGCTGCAAACATTGGTACAGTTACTGCCGGTGTGATCCAATCAACAAACTGGGGTCCGACTGCTGGAAGTCATTTCAACTTGGCAACCGGCAAGCTGCAGATCAACTCAGCTGAGGGAATCACAATTAATGGTGGTGGAGATATCTCCCTGGTAGCTGGTGAGGATGATGCTGCCGAGATAACGTTTTCTGGTGGTGCCAGCTATCCTGATATGCATATCAGTATGCATGATGCAAATAAGACCTTATGCTTTTACCCTGATGTGGCTGATGACATGAGAGTGTACTTCGGGTTTGATCGATCCACATACTCTCAAAGGAGACTGGAGATCTTCAGAGTGGATTGTACTGCTCAGGCAGTTATGGAAGTTGTTGATCCGGACACCAAGGCTGAGACTCAATTTGCTATGTATGACACCTTCATATACCTAAGATCAAAGGCCTCTGCATTAGGGTCTTACACAGGCTTCTACATAAATCCTGATTATATCAAAGTCATAGGTGACATGCATCCCTACGGACATAAGTTTGTTGATTTAGGGAGAAACGATTTGGCCTACGATCATGTGTATGCTGATCACCATGATAATGTAGCTGACATGCCATGGTTCGATGACCGGAAGGATAAGGATGGCAACGTGGTTTCTGTAGATGACTTAGCAGTCATTCATGGGATCAAGCCTTCAAACAATTACGATCCACTCACAGGCTTTCGAACCATCAACGACTCGACTCTACCCACATGGCTGGTAACGAAACACCATAAGGATGGAGAAGAGAAGAATGAAGATGGTGACAGAATCCGTTCGTGGGAAAGGGGTGATGTGGCTGTCAATCCTGATGGCAAACCCTACCTTGATCTGATGGTGATGATCGGCCTCCTAATGGGAGCTGTCCGTCAACTTGACAATAAAATAGAAGCAATGAAAGGATAAATAAATGGCTACAATCGTAACAAGAGCTGGTAAGGGTGAACCTCTTACTGTCACAGAGCACGATGCCAACCTGACAAACCTGAATGATGCTATCGGCTCGAGTGAGACTGATGTCTCTGATCTTGACGATAGGATCACGGTTAACGAGGGAGAAATCGATACTCTGCAGACCGATGTGGATGCTGCCGAGGTTGATATTGATGACCTCGAGACCGAGGCTGGTCTGAATACCACTCACCGTGGAGTTGTGACTGGTAATCCTCATGCTGTCACTCAGTCTGATGTTGGACTGAATGCCCTGACTAATGAAGCTCAACTTGTTAGGGGAGCTGAAGACTATTCAAAGTTCGATCCGAAAACGTCGATAGCTGATGACGATACCTTTCTGATTGAAGACTCTGAGGATGCTGAATCGAAGAAATACATAACTGGCAAGATGATCAAATATGCCCAAACAAATGGTTTCCTGGCTGGCTCTGGAGCTGAGCTGGATTCCTTATTCACAATCACTGAAGCTGCAGGAAAAGTCCACCTGAACTGGATTGCTGATTGCACGTACTGTGTTGGTGGTAAGTTCTTTACCATCGATGATAACTTAGAGATCGACATCACTGATGTACATGGACTGCATTGGATCTATTTCGATAACACCGGTACCTTGAAGATCCAGGCTCCGGGTGGAAGCATTGCTGCTTTGATCCTGTCCAACTGTCTGGTGGCTGCTGTGTACTGGGAGGCCACTGGTAATTCTGTACTCAGACTGCTGGATGAACGGCATGGTGCTGATATGTCTCCGGCAACTCATTACCATTTACATGAAACCCTTGGTGCCATGTGGGAGCAGGGATTCACTCCGGCTGCCCTGGATGTTGATGGGTCTGGTACCGATGCTTCCCATGCTCAGTTTGATATCAGTGCCGGTGAATACCACGACGAAGATATTGAGCATTCATATGGTGGAGAAGTTAATGCCTGGGTACACACCTTCTTTAGACAAGGCTCCGGTGGACCATGGTTCCAGATGTCTGCCTCTAATGGTTTCCCGTTAGCTGGTGGTGTGATTGGTGATCGGCTCGACTGGAATGATTATAATGGTGGAGCATGGCAGTTGCAAGAAGTGGGGAACAATCAATTCGTCCTATCTCATTACTTTGCTTTAGGTGACGAGATTCTTTGTATAATGGGACAGGCTACCCACATCTCTGTTGTTGCTGCCCGGTCGGCTGCCAGTACGGAAATGAACTCGTTGATCACTGATGGCTTACCTATGCCTGAGATGGTCCCTCTGTTCTCGATCCTGTGGCAGACAAATGATGGCTATTCGAATGCACTGGCTGCCCGTATCCGATCCGTTGACGATGGTGAGTATATCGACTGGAGAGGTGAGGATCTTGTGTCCTTTGCTGGCTCCACCATAGTTGACACCATTCAGTTCAATACCGACTTTGCAAATGGTAATGCTGAAGGTCGGCTGCAGTGGAATGCTGAAGACGGTACCCTCGAGTATGGGCTGCCGGGTGGAAACGTTAATCTTCAAATAGGTCAGGAACATGTCCTCAGATGTGCAAATGCTTCTGGTGATGATATTGCTGATGGCTCAGTGGTCTATGTGTCTGGAGTTTCAGGGAATAGGCCGACTATCGAGTTAGCTGATGCTGATCCTACGGATTCAATTCCGGAAGCTGTTGTGCTCGGGATGACAACTGAGTTGATATCAAATAATGGGACAGGCTATGTTACTCTTCTTGGTCTGGTCCGAGATGTGGATACCGATGGGATGACCCCTGGTACCATGCTTTGGCTGTCTGTAACACCTGGAGAGTATACCGAAACAAAGCCAACGGCTCCTAACCGAAGTATTGCTATTGGGCTGGTTATTGTGGCTCATGCTGATACTGGGATAATCTTCGTAAACACAACCGTAATAGCCCCGGTGATGGCATCTCCGGATGTCCTGGCTGGTGCTCCTGCTGATGGTCAAGTATTACAGTTCGTTAATTCAAATGGTAGGTTCGAGCTTTCGGATGACGTAGCAAGCAACACGGCTGCCCGGCATGCTGAATCTCATGCACAGGCCAGTCATAATGACACCAATGCAACCGGTGCTGAGCTGGAAGAGCTGACCGGTGCTGGAGAAACAATACTTCATTATCATAGTATGCTGAAAGATGATGCTGAGGTTGGTGCCCTCTATACAAAGGATGGTGCCATGCAGTTGAACTTCAATGGTCTAAAAGCCATGGTGACAAACATATCCGGGATATCGATTGTGGATACGGATGGAGCAGTGCCATACATTTACTTTTATGACGATGACTCCAACCTGTTGGCTCAGTTCCGACACCGGACAACCACCTTAACATTAGGTAATAAAGTTGATGGTGGTCATACTGAGTTCCGTGGTGAGAATACGGCAAGTGACGAAGTGTTGCTGATCGACATGGACCCTGATGCTGGTGTAATCCTGTATTGTGAAGGGCTCCAGAATGCTCAGTTCATACCTCATGGGGTGAACCTTCGAAGTATTGATAGTACGGATGTCTACCTCAATTTTGAGAGTTCCGTGGGTCTCCAACAGGCCCGGTTTAAGTCCTCAGCTGGTCTATTCGAAATGAAGAACTTTCACTTCGGGGGTCACGTATACCTAAAGGCAACGAACACTGGGGAAGTCGAAAAGCATATCCTGGATGGTGATCCCGATGCTGGTGTAGTGCTGAACTTCACAGGGTTGAAGTCCTTTTCAACAAGGGCAAGTGGTATTGATGTTTATGATACTGCTGGCTCGGATATACAGATCAGGCTCAATAACTCTGCTGATACTCATCGTGCTACCTTTAAACATACCGGCTCTTACGTCCAGATCAACGACGAGATGGACGGTGGTGCATTCTGGATGACTGCAAAGAAGACCGACTCTACTGTTTACTGGGTTGGGTGGAGTCCGAACACTCGAGCATTCTATTCCTCACTTTCTAAGGGATTGGATCTTGGCCGAAGTGGAACTCCATGGGATACAGCTTATGCCGATGACTTTGAGAACATAGCTGATTTCTTCTTCATGGATGACCGGAAGGACAAGGATGGAAAGATTGTCCCGATAGACGATGGTGCTGTAATTGAAGGCATTGTGCCTTCTGGTGATTACGATCCTATTACTGGATTGAGGATCATCAACGATTCGTCTCTGCCAACTTGGCTCGTTTCAAAACATAAACATGCCGGTGAAGATAAGGATGAGGCCGGTGATGTAGTAAGGACGTGGGAGAAAGGTGACATCTGCAGGACTGATGATGGTAAACCTTACCTCTCCCTGAAGACCATGATCAGCTTACTGATGGGTGCTTCCCGGCAGACCAATGGTCGGGTGAAGACTCTTGAAGCCCAAATCCAGATATTGGATGATCGACGGATTTCTAATGAGGCCACCGTACAGAATCAGATGCTGAGCATGTTGGCAAAGAACTATGCACTGCAGGGTCGTGTTGAAGAGCTCGAGTCTGCTAAACAGGATAAAGAGGAGAAAGAGTAATGGAAGAGATCAAGAAAACCGTGCAAGTCCTATTGCAGAACTTTGCAAAGGAAGAGGCTGGCAATCGTGTGACTTCGAATAATATGATGGGGCTCATGATGAACATCAATGCTGCCCTTGATGGCAAGATCACCATGACCAAACCGAAAGCTGAGAATGTCTCAGACAACGGTTAAACCAAGGAATCCGGTAGAGAGGAGATCAGGTAGCACTGAGATCCTCCTCCGGATCACTGCCATTGAAGTCAGTCAAAAGTACATGACACAAATGCTTGAGACACAGGCCAAACAAACCTGTGGACAACGTGGCTGCACCCTGAACGATGAAGTGGTTACCCTTAAAACCCATATGAAGGTGATGAAGTGGGCTGGTGGGACTGCCATTGCTGGTGTGATCGGTGGGGTCATACGGATTTGCTACAAAGCTTTTGTAACCTAAAACCCTGGAGGGATTATGACGTGGAAGATTTAAAAGATATCGATAAGGTAAATGAACAACTGATGAAACGGCTCCAGCTGGCTGTTGTGAAGAAGCTGCTGGAGAAGATTGAAGGGGAGGAGGGAACTTCCCAGGATCTGAACACTGCTGTCCGGATGATCCGAGATTACAACATTGATCTGGACTCTGACAAAGACGAAGATGAAATGTCTCCGGAGGAGGAGCAAATGCTGGCTGAGTTTGCCAAGACGGAATTTAAGCTGGAAGAAGATGATCTGCCTCCGAGTCGTTATACCTTAAAGGAAACAGATGCAAAAGACAAAGAAGAAAGTTAAGCTGAGCAAGTTCGAACAGAAGTGCCGTGAATCCTTCTCGTTCTTTCTGAAGGTTGTGTGGAGTCACCTGGACCTGAGAAATTCAAAGGGTGAGCAATCTCCACCAACTCCTGTCCAATATGAGATTGCCAATTACCTGCAGTATGGTCCGAAGAGGGCAATCATTGAAGCCTTCCGTGGGGTTGGCAAAAGCTGGATTACGTCAGCATTTGTTTGCTGGCATTTACTTCGAGACCCTCAGATTAAAATTCTGGTGGTCTCAGCTTCTAAATCCAGAGCTGACGATTTCTCAACATTTACTTTGAGATTGATCAAGGAACTGCCCGTACTGAAACATCTTAATCCAAAAACTGATCAGAGAGAATCTAAGGTGGCCTTTGATGTTGGTCCCTCAGATGCTGCTCATGCTTCGTCAGTCCGATCAGCTGGCATCACCGGCATGATAACCGGCTCTCGAGCTGGCCTCATTATTGCTGATGATATTGAAGTCCCGAACAATTCTGCCACCGACGACCTCAGAGAAAAGCTGGTGGGTGCCGTGGCCGAGTTCAATGCCATTCTGGTGCCCGAGGGAAACCCACGGATAATCTTCCTGGGAACACCTCAGACTGAAGAATCGGTTTACAACAAATTACGTGATCGTGGGTATCAGGCAAGGATCTGGCCCAGTCGTTATCCGAACCAGAAACAGATCGAATCTTACCGGGGAGCTTTGGCCCCGACCATTCAAGACATCATAGACGAGTCGGCTGTATCGTTAGCTGGAAGGCCAACTGATCCACTCAGATTCAATGATGCTGATCTAATCGAACGTGAGGCCTCCTATGGCCGGTCAGGATTTGCCCTGCAGTTTATGCTGGATACGTCACTGTCCGATGCCGAAAGATATCCTCTGAAGACTGCTGACCTGATATGCATGGATTGTAATCCAACTCAGGGTCCGAACTCCATTCAATATGGCTCGGCTAAAGAACAGGTGCTGAAAGAGTCGTATGTC